ATATTCAAATGATCCAAACTCGCCTTCCCACGCACCTGCAAACGATTTCTTTTCCATGGTCATTCTGCGTTCTATTTCTTCTTCTGTAATTGTTTGGCGTAGTTGGCCCACAATGGTTTCTGGAGCCATGTTAAGTGCTCGAATCACAGATGGATACAGTGAATTGATGTCAATGGACCCAATCCAATCTTGCAGTCCTTTCTTAGGATATGCCACATAGGCACCCGCCGCTGGATCTGATCCAGGTTCACGCCTTACTCTGTCGGGAACCACCATGCCACGTCTGTGTGCTTCATTGATGATGCCTTGTTCTGTCACTGCCACAGCACCCATAGTTGTTTGTATTAACACAGTGTTCTGATGTGCTAGTTCATTGGACAGTGCAATAAATTTTAGTTTGTCATCCAACCTGCCCAACAGTGCCACGTCTTGTCTATTGTATTCAATGAACTTGACAAAGTCTTTGTTGTACAGTTGATCCAATGTGCCTTCATATGGTGTTTTTTGTTCACCAAGTTCCATCTTTGAAATAAAGTCTAATGCGTACGAATGACGTTCTTCATATGTATATTTTCTATACAGTTGCATGTAATCCAAATGCACACGGCCAATGATATCATATGTAACTTCTTCATTGCCAAATCTTTCAAACAATCTCTTGCGTGGATATGTGTTCCACAGGCACAAACGTCTTGTGTCATCTTTGGACATCACCTTTTGTATTCTGTTCACTGTGTATGGAATATCAAAGCCTTCCGAATTCCAACCACTTAGCACATCAGCATCTTCAATCAGTGCAATGAACTTGTCCAACATGTCTGCTTCTGATTCACACAGCATTGTGTTTTCAAATTCTTGTTCAATGATTTCCGGATTAGGAAAGTCCTTGGGCGGTATAGCCAATGATATCAATTGATCCAACCACTGCAGATATACAGTGATGGATATGATTGGTGCCCAAGCATCTGCGGGTTTGGCATAGCCTTTGTTGGGATCAAAGTCAACCTCAATGTCAAAAAATGCAACCTGTAGTTCTGGAGCATCTTTGTTCAAATAGTTTTCTTCTAAACAACGGAATATGGGATTAA